TAATCTTATTCTCTGCACAACGCTCAACGTACACACAATTTGTACACACACCCGGATTCTTCGTACTCAAATAAACAAAACCGCTGCTTATCTGATCTACTTTGCCTAGTACTGTAATGGTTTCGTCCGCAATAACGTGTCCGGGAGCACGCAGGCCATCCGCCTGCGACAGCGTTCCTTCTAACATCTTCTGTCGTAAAGAATCCCCCTCACCCAAAACACGTGTTTCGACAAAGTCGTTATAGAGTACCTTTTGCTCCTTAGACAATGTAAAAGGTACGTCTATAATGTGTTGGTCTGGCAGATCCAGACATTCTTCTTTGGTTTTCTTTAGGCTTACGCGCTGCACGCGCGCGTTCATTATTTCTATATTCTGAAAACCCAATAAGTGTTTTGGGACCTTCTCATCTTTCTCTGCTTCCGAAAAAACACCGAATTTTTTACGAAACGCCCACCAGTTCTCGGGACACATGTACGTTCCCAGAAAACGCAGCTGAGAATATAAGTCAAAAGGTGAGCCGAGCGACGGCGTACCAGATAACAACACGCGGCGCTTGGCTTTCAACGCCAAAGACGTAACTGCGACGGTTCTTTTGGCAAACGGTGTTTTTATTTGGTGTGACTCATCCGCAATAACGGTGTCGTAATTTATTTTTATAAGTTCGCTCAGGTACAGCGCGGCGCACGTATACGTGACTATGGTGGCCACGGGCGTGTTCTGTTGCGCGGATGCTATGCGTTTTGTTTTTTCTTTTTTAGATCCATCAATAATCAGCGTATTAGAGATCAGCCCATGCTTCTCAAACTCCGCTGCCCACGTATTTAACATGACAAGCGGGCAAATAACGAGCATCCTAGCTGCTGTCAAGCGTTGCAAATCCACAGTTATCTTGCATTTACCTAGACCCGGTGCGTAGAACAAGCCTGCCCTCAAGTTTCGGTAGAGGTGCAACACCCCGTCTATTTGGTGTTGGTACGGTTGTGTAATGAACCTAAAATCGGCAGGTAGGGTTGTGTCTTCAGCGAGACTGCGTACGTGCTGTTTCACTTCTGGCGACAATTGAATCCCGGGAAACAGCTTCTGCAAGTCATCTAGTACAATCGTGTGCAAAGGATAAAAAGCAGGGAAACGCCAACTGCTCGTCGACCCTGAAAAAGTGGCCCCGTACACTTTTTTAACTGCCACGGACTGGCATTGCAGTGTAAATACTGGGGTACCGTAAACCGTACCGAGTTTTAACATGTCCATTGTGTTTTAACTCCAAGCAAGGATGCCTACATGTCAAGCGCTGAACTAGGAATCACAGATTTAGCAGGAGGTGGGGCGCGCAGCGGCGGTAGCCATCCAAACCCGATGTTCGATTTTATCACGGGCTTTGCACCTAGGAAACTCAAGGACTTATTTCGCTGGGTCGAATACCTCTACTACAATTCAGCGCACATCTTCGCGGCACTAAAGAAATTCTCTGAATATCCGATCACAGAGGTTTCTATACAGTCCAATGATGAGGCTTTAACTGAGAACTGGAAGCGTGTTCTAAATAAGTCAATCAAGATAAAAAACGTAGCCATCGCTACCGGTCTTGATTTGCATTTATACGGCAATTCGTTTATTTCTATATACCAGCCTTTCAATCGATTCCTAATTTGCAATAAGTGCAACGCCCGTGCCGGCATTCGGAAAGTTAAATACAAATTCAATTTAAAAGCACTGAGCTTTAACTACCACTGTCCAGCCTGTCATAGCGCGGTGTCCGGTAAGTGTCTTGACGAAAAGGCAGCCGATGAAACCCGCATCAATATCATCCGCTGGGACCCTAAGTTAATAGACATCAACCATAACCCTATTACAGGAGAGTCCGTTTATTATTACACAATCCCCCAAGACTTAAAGCACAAAGTCGAAAAAGGGGACGCACACATAATAAACACGATGCCAATTGAGTTCCTAAAAGCAATCAGGGACAACAAGGTATTTGAATTTGCAGAAGGCCAAGTCTATCACATGAAGATAGACCCACCCGCGGGCATCTCTTCCCAGTGGGGATTTCCTCCGCTAACGACAACAATTAAGCTCTTCTTTTACACAGCTGTCCTGCGCAAAGCTAATGAAGCCATTGCTTTTGAACACATCGTGCCGTTCAGAATACTGCACCCTGCTCCAATAAGCGGCGCTGCAGATCCCGCACAAATGATAAATCTCATGAAGTGGCGGCAGGAGCTAACGGCAAATATCAAGCGTTGGCGTCGCGATCCTCTTCACATCATGTTCGCACCTGCGGCTCTCGGCGTAACCATGATGGGCGGCCAAGGTCGCTCATTACTAACACTCGGTGAAATCAAAGAAGCAGAAGAGGAAATCATTGCTGCCATGGGTATTCCTCGAGAATTCCTGTACGGCGGACTATCCTTCAGCGGCTCCTCTATTACGCTTCGCATGCTAGAAAATCAATTAGAGACCTACACATCGCATTTAAATGAGCAGCTAAACTGGGTTATAAAACAGACGTCTAAAATACTCGGTTGGAAATCGGCCGAAGCGGAGTATTTACCCTTCAAACTCGTAGACGATACTGTACAAAAACAAATGGAGCTCCAGCTTCAACAAGTCACGGGCGGCATGCTATCTAACACGTCCTTACTTGAAGTAAGTGATCGTGATATTAATGAAGAACGCAAAAAGCGATTACAAGAAGCACTGGATGAAGCCCGGATGCAGCAAGAGTTGAATCTGAAGTTACAGAAAATGGAATCGTCTATCACACTACAGGCACAGCAAGAAGCCGCAAACGGCACAGGTCTTTCATACAACCCGACCGCGGTGATTGCTCAGGCAGAACAACTGGTACAACAAATCAGTCAGTCAGATCCCGCTACGCAGAAGTCGACGCTATCTCAGCTTTCACAAGAAGATCCTGTTATGTACGCCGTTGTAAAAGATCGCTGGCAAACAATGCAATCCGTGCAAAGGCAACAAGCAGTAGCCAACATGAATAATGGAGCTCCGCCTTGAAAGATTTCATGCGAGCGCTTGAAGAAGCGCAGAAATTACCCGAACCAGCAGATAATGAAAGTCCAATACCCGACCTGTTACGGGGCTCAGAATTCGAAAAAACAGTACGTACTGTAGCTCCGGGTACGCCTGGGAAAATAACAGGTAACTCCGAGTTTAATTTTGAATACAGATGTGCACGACTACAGATCGGAAAAGAACTCACAGGGTTCGAAGAAGGTCAAGCGCAATTTGATGCTATCGACGAATCCGAACGTTTAAAAGAAATAATGGACATGTCTCTGTCAGGTGAGGCGATTATTTCCAAGAAAACGGAGACGTTCCTTAAAGACGGCACCGTCGTCATTTGGTTAGAGTGGCTAGAACCAAAAACACCGATACCTAAAGAAAAGCGGGAGTTTTTAACTACTCCCGAACTTCTCAGTCCGGATCGAGAATCCGATGAGGATCCCGATCAAGACAATTAAGCCCTGTTCAAGTGAACCCTGAACAGGGCTCACTTTCATCCGTCGAGACGGATAGGCTTAACGTGAATCTGCATTCAGCTGTCACCGGCTGGTAGGGCGGTTTTCTCCACCAGCTTACTTATGTTTTCAATATCCGGGTGCATAGCACGCGGCGGTTCTTTGTATGCAGTCGGCGGTCGACTGCGAGTTTTCGTGACGGCGTGCATCTGAGTCGGTACCTGCTGATGCGCACAATCCTGAAAACAAAGGTTACAGTATTTTTGAGTTTGAACTTTCCAGAGCTTTCCTTTCCTTAAGTAAGCATCCACTCTGCTTGCGGGCACTCCTTCTGGGGTGCCACAACGAACACAAATCACGGTTTCTATTATTACGTTTTCCCAATCAATCGGGTAAAGGCGTTTCAAATACGCTATTTTATCCGGTGTCGGTGTTACGTGAACTCCCGCCTCAACTGCGCGGTAGCACTTACATAACGCCTCCATCCCCTCCGGTAGTTTTCGAGAACACAAAAAACAATGCGGGCGCGAATCCCTAGATACATCAACGCCCGACAACAGAGACCACACTGAAGCAAGTTCTCGCAGAGAATCCTCTGTGAGAACCAACCCGCGTT